AATCATTACAAGGAAACAACACTACAACCTTGGGATGTTATCTCAGCATGGTCCTTAGATCCTTGGTTAGCTAATGTTGTTAAGTATGTCCAACGACATCAACGTAAGAATGGTAAAGAAGATCTAGAGAAAGCAGTACACTATCTGGAGTATGTGATTGCAAACTATGATACCGTGATTAAGAAGTACTATAAGGAGTAGCTATGGCTTTAACGATTCTGGACTTGTTTGATAAACTTAAAAGGCTGGATGAGATCTCACTCATGGAGATCTTAGGGATAACATCAGAAGAACTGGTAGACAGGTTTGAGGACAGAATCGAGGCCATGTTTGACCAACTTGTTGACGAAATAGATGACACCGAAGAGGAAGAAGAATGAAGTTGAATAACTATTCAAGTTTTATCCACAAAAGCCGTTACAGCCGTTTCATTGACGAACAAGGCAGGCGTGAGAACTGGGATGAAACAGTTAACCGATACATGGCTTTCATGAAGAAGCAACTGTTAGACAAACACAAGTATGAGATCCCTCAGCATATCTACAAGACTGTAGAGAAAGCTATTCGTAACATGGATGTGATGCCTTCCATGCGTTGTATGATGACTGCTGGTGAGGCTCTGGAGCGTCAGAACATTGCTGGATACAACTGTAGTTATCTACCTATTGATGATCCTAAGTCCTTTGATGAAGCGATGTACATCCTTCTTTGTGGTACTGGTGTAGGATTCTCTGTAGAGGCTAAGTATGTTAATCAACTCCCTGAAGTCCCTGATCAGCTATTCGATAGTAAAACTACTATCGTGGTATCCGACAGCAAAGAGGGCTGGGCTAAAGCATTACGACAACTCATTGCTTTACTATACGCTGGAGAAGTTGCAACATGGGACGTATCCAAAGTTAGACCTGCTGGCTCCAGACTTAAGACCTTTGGAGGCAGAGCTTCTGGTCCAGAACCCCTCGTTGAACTATTCAAGTTTGTTATTAGGAAGTTCCAAGCGGCCAAAAATCGTCGTCTGTCGTCCCTTGAATGCCATGATATTCTGTGCAAGATCGGGGAGGTTGTTGTTGTGGGTGGTGTGCGGCGTTCTGCGATGATATCTTTAAGCGATCTCAGTGATGATCGTATGGCACACGCTAAAGCAGGAGCATGGTGGGAACAACAAGGACAGCGTAGCCTTGCTAACAACTCTGCTGTGTATGATGTAAAGCCTTCAGTAGGGCAGTTTATGCGTGAATGGTGTTCGATCTATGAAAGCCATTCAGGTGAACGTGGTATCTTTAACAGAGACGCATCGAAGAAGCAAGCAGCTATCAATGGTCGTAGAGATCCTAACCATGACTTCGGTACGAATCCTTGCTCAGAGATTATCCTTCGTCCTTACCAGTTCTGTAACCTCACAGAGGTCATTGTTCGTGATACAGACACTCTACAAGACTTGATGTACAAAGTACGTGTAGCGGCTGTTCTAGGCACTTGGCAGAGCACAATGACTACCTTCCCATACCTACGTAAGATCTGGGAAAAGAATACCTCTGAAGAGCGTCTATTGGGTGTATCGCTGACAGGTATCTATGATCATAAGCTACTGAATGATCCTGATGATAAAGCGTTACCAGCAAGATTGGAGATGTTAAGAAATGAAGCAATCGTTGCTAATGAAGTTACAGCAAATGCTCTTAATATTCCTGTCTCTGCTGCTATCACTTGCGTCAAGCCTTCTGGTACTGTGTCTCAGTTGTGTGGCACTGCTTCTGGCATTCATCCTCAACATGCCCAGTATTACATTAGGCGTGTACGATCAGATAAAAAAGACCCTCTCACGGCGTTTATGATCGAACAAGGTATTCCTAGTGAGCCTTGTGTGATGAGACCAGATAGCACTACCGTGTTCTCATTTCCTATGAAGGCTCCTGAAGGTGCTATCACCAGGGATGATGTTGATGCTATAGCTCACCTTAACCTATGGCGTATCTATCAGCTACACTGGTGCGAACATAAACCTTCAGTAACTATCTCAGTCAATGAGAATGATTGGCCTACTGTAGGGGCTTGGGTATATGACAACTTTGATATCTGTACTGGTGTATCGTTCCTGCCAATGGATGGGGGTACGTATAGGCAGGCTCCTTATGAGACATGCAACAAGGAAGAATATGAAGCCTTGTTAGCTAAGATGCCTACAGACATCAATTGGGATATGCTTAAAGAAAATGATGATAACGTCGAAGGTGCGCAGCAGCTTGCCTGTGTAGCCGGAGTGTGTGAGATCTAAATAAAAAAAGACCCCTGCAAAGGGGTCTATAAAGGTCACTAAGGAAAACTATGCCGAATATCTATGGTTGGTCTTTTCTAACTGGATTCATGTTAGGGATTTGTTACTCTGATGATTTTGTCGTAGCTGACGAGGACGGAACGGAGATCCCTCTCGAAGGGTTCTTTGTCTTTATCAACATTGCTATCTTTAGCTTTGTTGTTGGATGGGCTAAGGAGGAATAGTGTCGCCTCTGCTTCACGACGAAGAACAAGGCCTTTGGTTACTTTACCTGCTGCAAGATTCCAACGCTTTAGTTCTTGAACAGCTTCCTCCCATCGTTCTTGGTTTATTCTTGTTCGCATCGTGGATGATCTAAGCCTAGCTGGTCCTAGGTTATAAGTCCAGCTAAGTATTGCAGCAGCTTTATTATGGTGTTTCGTCAACACTGGACAGGCTTTGTAGACTTGAAGTAGGAATCTCTCTGCATCAAGTTCGAACAATTCCTGTCCTCTTTCTTTTGAGATCTCAGAATCATCCAAAGTAACCCTATCACCATTCTCATACATGGTAGATCCCCATCCTATGGTGGGGACGTTAGCACTACACAGATAGGGTTTACTTCTCCAGCCTTCGAATCTCTTGATTAGTGGTTCAGCAATGGCGATTACTTCTTTGATTCCCATACCCTACCAACAAAATAAAACGAAAGTATCATAGCAAGCATTCCCTCATCGAAATCAGTCCAGCCTGTGACGAGCACAGAAGTCCAACTACCGTCTTGTAAGAAAGCTAAGTAAAGCCCTGCAATCTTGACTGCTGAGTAAAAGAAAACAAACCAGTAGGTCACTGCAGGTCTAACTAGTGCTGACAGCGATGCTACCCACTTCCAAGCCTTACCATCAGACTCTGCTTGTTGTTTGAATGCTTCGCCGATAGCATCTAATTCATGCTCTTGTAGACGCTGATATCCCTGCTGTAGAGCAAACTCTGCTTGCATCTTAGCAATAGATACTTCAACGTCTAACTTCTTTAGCTCATGTTCTCTTTCAAACTTACGATCTAAGATCTTCAGTACTTCAGGGGCTAACCTGAATACACCACCGATAAGAGCACCAATGAGTTCAAACATTACTACCTCCCTACATCAAACTTAGGTAACTCTTCAGTAAAGACACCTCTGTTTTCTAGTCGATACTTACGATAAGCATCTCTAAACTCAGGATCTTTGATGTTCTCTCTAAGGAATTGACCACGACCTTGCTCTCTAGCTTTCTCAACAAGACGTTTAATCCTGTCCGCTCTAACCCTAGGATCTTCAATACGGTTAAGCGCATCAGCTCTAGATGTCAATGCTTTATCAACAGATTCACCAGTAAGCTGACGTAAACGACTAAGCTGTTCACCGTCCAACTCCATACCATACAATCGTTTAGAGACTGGTTTAAGCTCAATGTAAGGATTATCTAACAACCTCTGTGCTGCAGTCTGTTCTGCCTCTCTAACAGCCAATCCTAGAACCTGTCCTGGTGCTACAGTTGCTGGTTTACCTAGTATGTTAAACTTCGTTGGTAAGTCTTCTCTAAGCCCTGGGATACGATTCATAAGAGCAGCTACAGCACTATCTACTTCTTTATTGACAGGGTCTTGTAGACGGGCTGCAGAGCCTACAATAGCGGGTACTAAAGAACCGACTGTGTTGTTTAGTAATTGAGGACCGTAACGCTCTGCATCAGTAGCAGCCATAACAAAGTTAGCAATACCAGCCAAGAATGTCTTTTCAACTAAGTTATCCTTCATAACAGTCATGAAACCAGAAGCTAGTTTGTCTGCTTCTTTATCTTTACCATCTCTGATGAGGTCTTTATAACGACTCATTACATCCAATGTAAATCCTAAAACTGATGATACTGGTTCAATCCTTGAATAGTCATACCATGTATCACCTATCTTGATTGACATCTCAGGTATACCAGCAGCCTCTTTAGACGCTCTTTCTTTATCGTTATGATGTCCAGTTATCAAATCAGATTCATGTAAACCTATAATGCTAGTAACTGTAGCTAGACCTACAAGGTTCTTAGCGGTTACGTTAGACATCTTATCTGTACCAGCATAAGCTAATGCGCTTCCTGGTGTGTAACGAAAGAAGTCTTTAGTGATGTTGATAGGTGTCTTAATAAAAGGAACAACAAACGATAGTAATGGATATTGATTTCTAAGACTTGTTAGTGTTCTACCTACATTACCTAGATCTGCTTGAAAAGTATTCTCTTTAGCAAACTGAGCAATGCTAGCAGCCTCACGCTCAAGACCAGCCATCCTCATCTTTGTTATCCAGTTCTCATCCTGGAAGTCAATGGCTTGAAGCTTTGATACAAGTTCTTGCCTAGCAGCAGCGATCTCTTCTGGTGTTGCATCAGGATTATCACGCATGTTAAGCTTACGGAATTGATCATCGGACATACCATAAGCATAACGATACTTCAGTGCATTGATCTCCATCCTACGGAAGAATGCTTTAGAGAACTCATCCACTGCTACAGATACTCGTGTCGGAACACGAACAAGTTCACCTAAGCTTTCAGCAGCTTTTGATGGCTCAATATAGCTAACCGTACCATCAGCATTCTGAGTGATCTTACCAACACCAATGGCTTTGGTTCTAAAGTTCTCTAAGAATTGATTAACATCTTTAGACCCAACAGCATAGGTTAGATCTAATGGTGCTCCGTTTAAGAAACCTCTACCAGCAAATCTCCACGCTTCAGCGAATGATGTCGCTAAAGCAGGGAACATTGATAAACCTTCTCTAATGGTTTTACCTTGAGCACCACGTTCGACAACAGACTCAATCATCCTTTCCCATGGAGCAATAGCACCTTTAAAGAATGCAGAATAGACGTTAACTACAGGTGTGCCTAAACCAGAGATAAGACTATTGACGTAATACTCTTGCATCTTTCTAGCATAGGAAGGATTAGTAGATACAAGCTTAACTACATCAGCAGACAACTTATTAACTTCACTTGTTAGACCAGAGGCCTTAGCGTCTAACTGCATCTTAGCGAAGTCTTGAAGAAACTTCTTACAATTATCACTAACCTTTAGCATGGACCTACCCCAAAGACACTGTTAATAAGTTTATTCTCTCGCTGTGCTTTCTGTATATTCTGAATATAGCGTAGTGCTCTACCTACTTCAGAGCCTGCACCTTCTAAGGCAGCACGTAAAGCTACGATATCATTCTGTGCCTGTACCAAAGTAGCTAAAGCAGCTTCATCACCACTCTCTACAAGCTTTAACAAGGCAGTATCGTTAGCGGTATTAACAGCATGAGAGAACCCTCTAGAGGCTACTTCTAATTCTTCAGCATTGAACGCTTTACCTTTAGTCCATGCTGATTTCACCCAGTCACCAGCAAAGCCAACACCTTTATTGGCCAGTAACTTATCAACACTTTCAATAACTTTAGCATCAGGTACAACATTCCTTGATGCAGCAGTCATACGCTGTTGGAATTGTTCGCCTATGCTGTCATAAACATCCTTCATGGTTAACCCATCAAGGGTGTCACCACGCTCCATAATATGTTTAGAGGCTTCTGGACCTAATCTAAATACTTTCTGACGCTGTGCATCGGACAAGTCTTGCCACTTATATCGTGGTACAACAGCCCTTACAACAGCTTCTGCATTACAGACACGCATCGAGTATTCTCCTTAGTGATGGTGTATTCTCTAGTACATCCAACGCTTCATCAAAGGTTTTAGGTAGTTGCGGTAGCTGTGCTTCATCCAAGGCTTTAAGGACATCATCACTTGCTTGGATATCCTTTAATACAGTGCGCACATCCTGTCCTGTTTGACTAGCTAATTGCCGTACTTTTGGTGTTGTTAATCCTTCATCAGCAACCTTTGCTGTCTGCAGGAAGTAATCATCAGTTCTTTTACTCGGTGTTAACAGTGCAGCTTGCTGAGGAGCTTCTTCAGGAGCTAGTCTTTGCTGTTCCATCTGCATAACTCTAGCAAGACCTGTAGGCTCTTCTGTTGGTGTTTCTCTCAGTAGAGCAGCCTCTGGTTGCACCTCTTCAGGGAACATCCTGGCCTGCTCTCGCTGCATGATTTCAGCAAGACCCATCCTTGGTGGTTGCTCTGTCAACAGTGCAGCCTGTCTAGGCACTGCACCTGTAGATCCTAACTCATCAAGGATACGTTGTACTTCAGGAGATTCAATGGTTGCTGCTGTTGGTGGTACTTCAGGGGTTGGTGTTGGTGTAGGTTCGTCAATAGTCCTAGCACCTTTAGAAATATTGTCAAGCTCTTTACCAAAGAACTTACCAATTAAGCCACCTACAGCCCCACCAAAGGCAGTACCGACAGCGATGTTCTGTAGTCTAGAATCTCCAAACTCTTGGAAGGTAGGTTCTAATACACCAGCTAATCCACCTGCTGTAGCACCGCCAGCAATACCTCTAGCTACGTTAGTTGCTCTAGCTACAGGTACTAAGTTAAGAGGATCAGCTACAGCACCAGTGATAAGACCACCATAACCTGCTACAGGACGTACTTCTCTAGCCATCCTAGCAGCACGTTCACGTTCAATGTCTGGTGTCTCTGTAAACTGTGGTAGCTGTACTTCTTCAGGAGAGGAAGGAGCTACAGTTTGTTCGAAGGCTGATGGAGCAGCTTGTCTAACTAGCTGACCTGCTCCACGCATTGATGCGGTTATACCACGTTCTACGTTTCTTGTAAAGGCTTCTCCAGCACCTATGTTACCTGTTAAGAAATCTAATGCTTGATCAGATACTTTAGAAACATTACCAGCTATTAAAGCATCTAAGTCAGCGTCTGATAGCAGTTTAAGTGCTTCAGGACTGAGTGCCATTATTTAGCTCCAGCTGCTTGTTGCCTACGCTTACGTTCTGCTAACAATTGATCCATAGAGACAGTAGAGCCAGGGATAACACCACGTGCTGTCTGTGCTGCTACATCTCCCTGTGCAGGTTGGTTACCCATCACTGTCTCTTGCGTACCATCGCTATAGACAATCGTCTTACCGACAACATTACCAAGATCATCTCTGACAGGTATTTCAGCCATCTTACGTAATTGATCTGCTCTAGGTGGTCTTTCACGGTAAGTTGCTAAAGCCTTTGAAGCTTTGATGTCAGCGTCTAACTTTTCAAGCTTTAGTTCGAACTGTTTCTTAAAGTATCCTTCAGGCATTGCTTCCAACTCAGCTTTAGCTTTATCCAATGCAATCTTAGCAGCCTCTGCTTGCATACTTTTTGTAGTAACATCCTGAACAGATTTAACAAAGTCAACCTGTTTCTTAGCCTCTTCAAACGCTCTCTGACCTTTTTCATAATCATAGCGTTCTGCAGCCATCTTAGCAGACTCTTGTGCTCTACTCTCAACACCCTCTGCAGACTTAATCTGTGCTTCAGTTAGTCTTGTCTTTAACTTACTAGACTTAATATCCTCAAGCTTTGCAGCAGTGACGATAGCTTTGTCAATCATACCTCTGGACTGATAAGCATTAATCAATGCAGGGTATAGTTGCTCAGAGTCAGTGAAGTCAACACCACTATCCTTCAGTTCTTTGAAGATAGCTTCTTGCTGCGCTGCTTCCTTCAACCTAGGATCTTCTATACCGAACAAACCACCTAAAGCTCTACCAGCTTGTCTTCCACCCTGTAGAGCTACCCTTGTTAGTTGTTGCTCAGGACTAAGTTGTGCTAACTTAGCAGTGATTGCCTCATCCTCCTGAGCGATACCAGCCTGTGTCTGTGCTAGGCTAGGACCAAACAAACTCATCTGTTGCTGTGCCATTATATTTCCTTAGATAAACAGACCAATGTCTTGATTACCGTATCCCAAGCCAGTACCAAAACCTAAAGAGTTTACGTTACCTGCTGCATTAGGATTAAACAGATTACCTAGAGCACTACCAACAACACCACCTAAGGCATTAGAGCCTCCAGCACCACCTAACAAGCCTTGTGTTAGTTGTTGATTAGCACCAGACCTAGCTGCTGTAGCTTGTAGCTGTCTTGCTAACAAGTCTTGTAGACCTTGACGCTGTAGTACACCAGCAGATTGAATACCTTGTGTCTGCAAGTTAGTTAACAGATTCTGTCTAGCAAGGTTAGAAGCAAACTGTTGTTGTGCTGCTTGCTGTGCTGTGGTTCCAAGCTGTACAGCAGGTTGTAGTGCAGCAGTGCCTTGAGACAGTAACGTACCACGTTCACCTAATGCAGCCTGTCTAGACTGTAGCTCACGTTGTAGTTGCTGCTGTGCTATAGCTTGTTCCATAGCTAACAACTCTGGTGACGTACCACCATAAGCAGAACCACTTACACCCAATCTTCCTTGAGAACGTAAGCGTTCTTCAGTGGCTAGTCGCTGACGTTGCTGCTCTGGTGCTGACAATGCAGCTAACTTGTTGTAATAGTCCTGAGATAACTGATCAACATTAGTTAGACCTGCTTGGTTGAAGGACTGCTGTGCAGCCTGCATTGCAGCATTCTGAATGTTCTGGCCAGCAGGACCAAACAAGTTGGTAGTGATGCCATAAGGTGTAAACTCACCTAACTGTTTACCTGTCTGTGTTGCTAGGTTGTTATACTGTCCTTGGATGTTAGATGCAAGTGCATTGTATTGCTGTTGACTGATCTGACCAGACTTAAGTAAGTCATCAGCAGCAGCCTTAGCTTGTTGATAGTTAACACCAGCATTGATTAACTGACCAATAGTGTTTGCTTGGTTGTTACCAGCAAGCCCTGACAGTAAAGAACCAGCAATTCCTTTAAAACCAGACAGTAGTGTGTTACCTAAGTTACCAAATAAACTGTTTAGATCCGTGCCAGGAATAACTGGCGGTGTAACAGGAGGCACTACTGGAGGAACCTCAGGAGGAACTACAGGTGGAGTTGCCGGAGGTACTACCGGAGGAGTCTCTGGTGGAACTGTCGGTGGCACTTCCGGAGGTACTGTAGGAGGAACTTCCGGAGGCGTTGTTGGAGGTACTTCCGGCGGAGGTGTTGTTGGGGTTTCCGGAGGAGTTGTCGGAGGAGGTTCTGGAGTTGTTGGTGTAGGTGTTGTTGGAGGGACATCAAATAAACGAAGACCGTCACCGGATTGATTTAACAACTGTTCAATCTGTGTCGGTGCTAAGTTCTGTGCAGCGAGATTAGCAGCATCAGCAGCAATGAAAGCATCAACACCACTGAACTCAAGGATCTGAGCAATTTGTGATTCTGGGATACCTTGAGCAGCTAGTTGTGCAGCATCAGAGGCTATGAAAGCAGCATCAGATACAGCAGCAGCTCCACCTAGATTACCAAGTAAGTTACTAGCACCTATCGCACCTCCAACAATTCCTAGAGCCTGTAACCAACCTTGAGCATCAGAAGGATTAGGTGTAGTTAGTCTTGTTGATGTTGGTATACCATAAGCATCGTACTGCTGCACCAGCAACTTACCATCCTGTGCTCCGATGACTTGTTCAGTTACTAAGTCTTCACCTTTATCTAACTGTCTTACATTACTAGGACCACCAAAGGTTCTTTGTAGAGAACCAGTTAGCATAGTACCTAGAGGAACACCAGCAGCTCTAAAGTAATCCTGAGTCTCTGATGTAGATAGGTTTAATGCTTTACTGATAGCAGGTAGATCTAAACCATATTGTTTAGCAGCTAACTGAACAGCCTTAGGATCATTGCTGTTCCTGTTGATGAAGTCAGACACAGAAGGTATCGTAACTTGTTGTCCTGTCTTTAAAGCACTGACAATATACTCATCACTATTCTTAAAAGCATTAGCTACATCATCTAACGTAGCTGTACCTTTATTCAATGAGTCTACCCAGAACTGTAAACCATTCTGATCAGGAGATCTCTGAAGAATTGATTGATAAAGGTTAGTAATGCTTGATGTTGCTTGATCAAAAGCATTTCTTGCGGAATCAGCCATTATATGACCCTACCTGTTTTCACAAATACGTCCAATTGTTGAACGGAGATTGTTTCTGTTGCTATGTTAGCTTCAATACCTATCTGGAATACACCACCAGTACCGCTAATCTGTCTTTCTATCTTACGAACAGATAGACCTGTGTTGTAACCTGTGTTGTATTCATCAATGTTGTACTGAGCAATGTTGTACTCAGCACGAGCTATTGTAGGTAGTGTGTATTGACTGCTTTTGTAGCTGTTACTGTAATCTGTAGCCCATCGAATATTGATAGTGGTGTTGTTACCACCAATAAGAAGCATCGTCATCTTCTTAAGTATCTTAAATATTCCTGGTGTTTGAGCATCAATGTTTGAAGTATAGTAAGAGAACGTATATGCTGTTCCATTGTCGCTTGCACCAGAGTATTGAGCTATATAGCCTGTTCTGCTAAAGTACAATTTACGATCACTGGTAGCACAAAACGATATCGGTGCTATTGTCCATGTAGTGACTTTACAGGAACCATCCTGTAGCCTTGACTTAACATCAAAGCAATAGATTATCTTTCTTGAAGGAAGACTTAATAAGTAGAAACCATCAGCATCTGAGTAAACAGACTTGATGTTGTCATCGTTACCATTGGTAGCAATGTCAGTGATCAAATCATTCTTGACATTACGAGAGATATCAAAGATCGGATTAGACTTCTCTTGAATAACCCTAGCTAGACTCTTAACACCACTATCGGACAAGAAGAAGATATCAGTGCCTACATCTTGTACTGTATCTCTACTGATACAACCAACACCATCAATGACTTCAACCAATGATAGGTTTGTTGTTGGGTCATTCTGAGCACCATTGTATATGATGATAGACCGACGACAGAAGATGATAAGATAGCCGTTAAAGGCTGCTAAGGCTGTGATGGTATCAGTTCCGTTAGTCAATACTTTCTCAATATTGACTGAACCTGCTGTACCACCTGTCCAAGCAAAACCCTGTAGAGAATCTGACCAAGTAACTGTACGTTTATCAGTGCTTGTGTCCGCAACCCATAGACGACCAAAAGCACTTAACACTTCATTAGCTAAGGGTACAGTACCACTGTAGCTACCATAAGCGGACATCAGTGAGTAAGTATTGGTGCTGTGTACGTAGATTAGTGGGTTATGATTACGTTGAAAGAAGTAAGTAAATCCATTGAAGTCTACTGCTTTCCAGTTCTGTGCTGTCCATGTAGTACCAGTGTACTTCAGTGTCAGTGTTGTAGTTCCTGAGTAGATCTTGTTATCACCAATACTAAGAATCTCTTTTGATCCATCAGTCTTGATGACTTCTTTGATCAATGCAGGCTCAGTGCTGTTGAATCCAGAAGAAGTATTGACTTTGACCCAACCACGCCTAGAAGCAATACGACCAAACTGATCAATAACAGCATTCTCTGCCTTAAGAGCATATTCCTTAGGCAGTGTAACAGAAGAGTCTTGGGTGTTAAGACCAAAAAAACCAGGAGCAACAACTGTTACTGGTTTAAGTTGATCAGCCATTATACTGCTTCCCAGAGAACTAAATCACTCTCTCTACCAGCTTCAATAGAGATATAGTTAGCAAGTGTCTTACGATAAAGATCTGCTTGCTGATCAGATAGACGACCACCATCCTCTCCACGTTCATTGATAGCACGTAGATAAGCACCTTGGATAACAACATCTGATGGTACATAGATAACATCAGTATCATTAACAAGATCTGCTTGAGGTACGTAGCAGTTAAATTTTAATGTATACGCATTATCAGGAATAGGAAACACATCAACAGTTAGAGTACCTGATGTGTTAGTATTTCCAAAAGCATAGTTATACGGACGACCAGAAGGAGCACTAAGAACATTTAAGTACATGTTCATCTCTGGTGCTGATATTTGCCCAAGAAAAATATGAGAAGCAGGGACATAAGCTTCTTCTATCTTGGTTCTCATATTAGAGCCAGACAAAGTATAATTAGAAGTTGATGCTGCTGTAGTGACTGTGATTGTTTGACGCAGCACAGACCAGTTCCAAGCATCTTCAACTTCTCTCTTAGCTTCATTGACCATATCACCAATGAGTTTAGAGTAGTCACTCTGAATAACAGTAACTACTTCATCCTCACGGATGCGCCTAAGAACGCCATTAACACAATCAAGAAAGGTAGCCATTACCATTTCACCTTATTGGCCCAGTAAGCCGCTGACATCTTACCTTTTGAGATGTTTTCTGCATGACGAGCTTTAAAGGCTTTGTTCCTTGCTGAACCTTCAGGAGAACCTTTAACACCTTGTTGTCCGAAGCGAATCGTCTTTACTTGATCACCGTCCTTTGCAACAACAATGTGAGATTTTGTAGGATGGTCCGGTGTACGCTTCGGTTTGTTGTACCCAGACACTCCTGCCCTTTCCAATCTAGAGTCTTTCATTTCTTCTTAGCAGTTTTAGCTGCCTCCTTGAAATCTTTAGCTGTTGGAGCACCTTTACTTCCAGGCTTCTTCATCTTCTCACCAGAGCCTTCAGCAATACGCTTACGCTTGGCTTGGATGTTAGCGTATAATCCTGGTTTCATTTTTTCTTTTTCTTTTTCATTGCCATACCAGCCTCTGATAAGGCAATGGCAACTGCTTGCTTACGTGACTTAACTACAGGACCACCTTTACCGCTATGTAGTGTTCCTTCTTTATACTCACGCATAACCTTACCTACTTTAGCTGGTGACTTCTTCATGACGGGTAACCCATCTTCTTTTCTTTAGCCTTCATAGCCTTTGATTCAGTCTTCTCATGCTTCTTCTTAGCCATTGGTGAAGCATACTCTTCTTTCTTCATGGGTTTCTTTTTAGCTTTCATCTTTCTTCCTTCCAAAGATCATTTGTACTGTATCTGTTTCCCATATCCTGATTGCAGTCCATACAATGGTGAGAACAGCAGCCATTGCAGGTAGTAATTCAGCTAATGTACCTACAACTGTAATGATTGATAGGGCATCACCAACTTGCTTTACGTGTTCGTCTGCTTGGAGAGCCATCACACATCTCCGGTATTAGTTGACGGGAATGAACGTCCTGCTCCCCATATAATCCTTACACCACCACCAGAACCATTACCTCCAGTAGTATTGCCTGTGGTTGCTCCAGCACCTCCACCACCACCATAGACAGCACCAGCACCACCTGTGGAAGATCCGTTAGATCCTGTAGATCCTGACGAACCTCCAACACCGCCAGATCCATTTGAACTACTACCGCCAGATGCGCCACCAGAGCCACTAGAACCACTACCTAATAAGCCTGTACCGCCTCCGCCTCCGGCAGTATAGCCACTTCCTCCGGCACTACCACCTCCACCGCCACCTGCACCACCAGAACCTGCTGTGGCAGTTACATAGCCTGTATTAGATGTACCACCTATACCACCATTACCACCAGTGCCTGAATAACCTCCAGCACCTCCACCACCAGCGGAATATAAGGGGGGATCTGCTGTGGAGTGTGTACCTCCATTACCACCACCATCACCAGTGTATGTACCACCAGTGCCTTGAATGTAACCTAAACTATTGCTTGTTCCACCGCCTTTACCACCACCACCTTTAACAGTTGCTGTGCTGATAAAGTAACTGTCTCCACCATCACTTCCATAACTAAAAGTACCGTCACTATAAAAACTTCCTACACCACCAGCACCAACAACAACTGTATATGAGTTACCAGGGACTACAGTGATGTTATTCTTGTAGCCTAAACCACCTCCACCACCAGCCCAGGCTCTTCCACCACCACCGCCTGCACCAATAGTGACAACACAAACAGAAGTAACTCCTGGTGGAGGAACAAACGTATATGTCCCAGGTGTTGTATAAGCTATCTGTTTAGGATAGTTTTCTATGGCTGTAGTAAGAAGAGCAGCAGAACTCATACAATGCTACCAGTAACCACACAAACAGTACCAGAGATAAAGAATACCGTAGCTAACCCTCTAGTAGCTAAGGTTACAGAGCTTCTGTCTGTGTTAACACCAGATACATAGGCTGTAGTGATGTTAAGAGTGATAGTGATAGAGCCTGTGGTGTTGTTAAAGATCACCACATTCTGACCAGCAGAGAATGTTGCATCAGGAACAATGATTGAACCACCACTACCAACTTCAATGAAGTTACCATTGTCAGTGGTTGCTAACGTATACGAAGTAGTTTTAGCTGATCCAGATTGTGGTATTGACCGGACAGAACCATCAGCATCTGACAAAGGATCAACACCTGTGATAGAACCACCAGTAACGGATACAGCACCTAATGATTGATAAGCTAGGGAACCTAAACCAGAAGTATCTTGTTTGGTTGCAATTGCGGTAGCAATGTTGGTAAACTCTAAGTCAAAGTCAGAGCCTTTAACAAGTTTACCTGTATTACCTGATGGTAGAGAATCTTTGGCAGTAAAGTTGGTTGTCTTCGTATAGTTAGACATTTCTAATCCTCTTTAGATTTCTTTACCTTAGTAGCCTTTTCAGATTCTTCTTTCTTATCTTCTTTCACTTCATCATAGTCAGGATGTTTACGCATCTGTGCTACATCGTATTCAAAGTCAACACCGATAACGTTGTTTGACCACTTACATCTAAAATAAACCATTGTGACCTCTATATATTATGAAGGGGCTTTGCAGCCCCTCCGTATTATCAGCTAGGAATAATCAGAGCAACGCCGGACTCATTACGGAGTTCTGCAACACCGTAAAGGGTGTCAGCAGTGTACAGCGTAGAGAGATACTCTTGCTTATACTGAGCTTGTGAACGAACAGCCATCTGCTCTGCATGAACCATTGCATCCTTGTGGAACATCAAGCAAGCACGTGGAGCAGTACCAGAAGAGGCATAAGCCGTGTCAGCGTTCGTTGAAACAAACACTTTAACGCCGTATACATCACCGATCTGACCGTTACGGATGGTGTTGTTACCACCTTGCTCACCAACGAAAGCCTGCTCAGTGAAACGAGCAAGACCCATCATCGTGTTACGTGCAACAGGAGGAATCAAGAAGTAACGCTGATCCATAGGAACATCGTTGTCATCAAGACGCTGAATGGTACGACGAATAGCAGCATCAGTCAGTGCAGAAGCGTTACCAGCACCAGCACCACCAACGAATGCAGTAGTACCATCACCACCGATGTAGGCAGTGGTTGTACCAGCAACGGAGTAGTCACCAGTAGCGCCAGCAGCGTGTGAGCCGTTAAAGAGACGACCGATACGGACAAGGTCACCATCAACCTGCGTAGCTAGTGCATAGCCAGCATCTTCAGTGTAGAAACGACGCAAAGAAGCCAGAGCCTGTACTTCTACGATGTCCTCAATCAAACGTGAGTATTCGTAGTGCTTGTTGATAGCAACTTGTACTTCGTCTTCCACGTTAGCCTGAATCGTAACTGCTGTGTTAGCTGCCTTAACTGCTGCAACACCACGAGTGGGTTTAGGAATATGAAGCAAGTCACCTTTCTTGCCACGCATAGACATCTTGTTGACAAGGTTTGCCATAACAAGGTTCTTCTTGTAAGCGGCAATGATTTCATCAGACCAAATTTCCCAATATCTAAAAAGATATTCCGACTATCGCATCACAGAAGTCTACTTACTAACTCCTGTGCCTTCTCACTTAGTCTGTGCGGGTCACGCTTCATTGCTTTTAGCTCAGTTATAACAAGCTGTCTTGCTTCATCAGCGACCTGCTTGCCTTTTAAGTTATTCTCCATCCAAAGGAGAAATCTGGCTTGTTCGTGTTTGATATATAGATGGTTTGCTATGTTTCGTAAGAAAGGACATACTTTACTGTATCCAACAAGTTCCCATGATACAGAATCTTGCCAGTTATCGTTCTTACTTTCACGGTAAGTTAAAAAACCACCGTGATTTGTTTGCAACATATCAAGTAACATCTTAGAACTAACAGCCATTCCAATTCTAACTCTTGGTCTGACATAAATACCGTTTGTTACTTGAACATCTAGACAGCCTTCGCCATCAATCAAACCTGCAATATACTTCCAACTTAATCGCTTCATACACCCTCCATGGTGTGAACTGCATTGTTGGTAATGTCGTGTTCCCTCTGGTTAAGACACCTTACGTTCTTTCCCAGTTATTCAGAGAAGGTTTTACATCCCCAAAATTATAGGCTAGGGATAAATTTATCCGCATTGGTCTTGTTAACGATGGAGGAACTACCTCCAGGATAAGTTACAGCAGCCATTTTAAGTTTCCTTTAAAATTAAGTTTAACGGACACGTCCATCAGCGTATGCCTGCATGATCTCTGGTTGCAGGTTTAGGTAACGCTCTGGATCTGTCATCTGAAGCCGAATAAGATCGCTTCGACGGTAAATTTTCTTGCTCGTTTCTCCAGTAGCACCATCAAGAGCTACAGTAGCAGCTTTAAGTGTCTTCTCTGTCTGTTCTTGGAGTTGTTGAGAAGCTTGAT